AGGGCGGTTATCTGGTCCCGGATGACTTCTTCAATCAGGTAGTCGCAAAACGCGACGACATGAGCGTCATCCGGCGCGCGGGCGCGACGATCATCCAGACCTCCCTGGATCGAGTGTTGATCCCGACCGAAGGTACTTCAATGGCGAAGTTCGCCATCACCTCGGAAGAGGGAGCTGTAAACGAGGATGAACCAACCTTCGGGCAGGCCATCGCAGTGGTTTACAAGGGGACCAAACTGGTCAAGGTCTCTGAGGAACTGATGGCGGATCAAAAGGCGAACCTCGATCCGTTCCTGACCAACGCGTTCGCCCGAGCAGAAGCGGAGTGGGAGAATTACTACTTCGTTTCGGTTGGAACTGGAACCTCTCAACCGCAATCTGCGTGGTATGCATCTGGTCTAGGCGTCACCGCTGCCGGAACCAACGCCATCACTGCGGCAAATGTGAGCAGTCTGATCTATTCGTTGGCTGCTCCGTATGCCTCAAGTCCATCAGTGGCGATGGTTTCTAAGCGCGCGACCCAGGGTGCGATCTTCGCCCTAACTGGGAATCCGTTCCTCTTCCAGGGAACTCCCGCCGGAAGCGCAGTTGGAACGGGAGATCAGTTCGTCCGAAGAATCGACGGAGTTCCGTTCTACTCCGACGAGACTATGCCTGCCATGACTACGGCATTGAAGCCTCTCTTGATCGGAGACTTCAGCTACTACTACGTGGCCGAGCGGATGGGCCTGATCGTGCAGCGTCTGGTAGAGCTGTATGCAGGGAATGGACAAATCGGCCTTCTGGCGAAGTTCCGCCGAGGCGGAGTCGTGGGACAGGCCGAAGCGTTCAAGCACCTGTTGCTGAGCTAGGAGGCTGACATGACCCACCTAATCACACAGGATGCGAAGTTCAAAGTAGCAGCCGTAGCCAATTTGGCAACGTCTGGATCTTGGACTCCCATCGAGGTTGATGGACGAGGTTTTGATCGAGCGTGCTGGGCTGTCCAGAGACAAACGCAGACTGGTGCAACTAAGAACACTTTGCGGACCTCTCTGTACAATTCAGCCACTTCGGGTGGGACTTATGCCATCGTAACCGGATGCCTCGGAACGATGGCGAATACCACATCGAGTAAAACCTATCAACTAGAGTTCAAGATCAATGGAGACCGTCCGTTCATGAAGTTCTATGGGACGGGTGGTGGAGCTGGAACGGCTACAATGGCCTGTGCTGCATTGGCTATTCTGTATCGGGGCAGTCGGTCGCTGCCGCCGACTCAGGATCTGACTGTAGTGCTGGCTTAGTTCAGTGGGGGGCAGGTTCCTTCGACCTGCCCCCCAAGGAGCATTCTATGAAGAAAATCAAGGCTAAGGTTGGTATTCAGGGCAATGGATGGGCCATCGACGCTGGTGAGATACAGGTCTGGGGCGATGACCGCGCAGAACTGTTCTTGAGGTCTGGAGATGTGGAGCTAGTAGAGGATCTGAATTCGAAAGTTGAAGAACCTCCCAAGAAGAAAGCAGGCAGGCCCAAGAGGTGACGTACACTACATCATCTCTGGTCAAGGCTTACGTCGGCGCGTCTGGGACGGCCGATGATACGCTCATCGGAGATTTAGTAACCCGCGCCCAGAAGTTCGTAGAGAGCTACACTGGACGGATCTTCGATGGGACTTCCACAAGCACAAGGTATTTCAACGCAGTAGAGGATGTGGAAGACCGGACGCTGTACTTCGATGAGGACGTTTTTTCTATCTCTACGATCTACAATCGGGCCGATGCTGGAGCAGGATCAGAGTCTATCGGAACGTCCTCCTATGTCACCATTCCCAGGAACTACAAGCCTTACTATGCAATCAAGCTCTTGGCTTCAGCGAACAAGGAATGGGACTATCAGGACGATCCCGAAAAGGGAATTCAAGTTAAAGCCTCCTGGAGATATTCTCAGACTGCTCCATCGGATATCGTACAAGCGACCACTCGGTTGGCGGCCTTCCTCTACCGGCAGAAGGATACAAGCTCTGATCTGGACCGTCCTCTTCTGACGGATTCTGGGGTGACAATCCTTCCCTCCCAGGTTCCAAACGATGTGAAGCAAGCCCTGGAATTCTACCGGAAGAGGCATGTTCGTTGACTCTGACGACATACAACACGTTCATCAACAACCTGGCGGACATTACCATTACGGGAGTCAAGAGATACTTCGATGGCCCCCCAGCGGGAGTAGAGACGGCTGATCTTCCTTGTGCGTTTCCTAGAGCTGTGGAGGGAGAGGAGGGACCATTAACCGTACAAGCATCAGGAGGCTGGCCGACATTCAGAGGACAATTGGTAATTGTAGTGGAACCAACGGCTCAGGATACATCTCCTCTGAACCATGCCAAGGTAGTAGATTTGGTGGATGCGATCTCTACCTCTTTGAGGGCGATCACGCCCACAAATGCCAAGATGCTGGGGAGGGGACCGATCAACTGGACTGTAACATTGTCATCGAATGAGGTCGTAGGCGAGCGGCAGTATTGGGCGCTCGTAACCACGGTGGAGGGACATGGCTAAGAAACGCTATATCGTAAAGGCAGGCTTTCTCGCATTTCCGGATAAGAATGTCCATCAGGGAAACGAGATCGAATTGGAGGTCTCTAATCCAGGGACCAAGGTTCTTCTGGAAGCCGAAGCCATTGAGGAAGTCAAGGAAGCTAAGAAGGAGAAGGAGTAATGCCACAAACTACTGGTGGAATCAGTTTCGTCAACGCGAAAGTGGAATACGGAACCGCTAGCGGAACTTTTGTTGACATTTCTGGATGGGCGAACACCGTAGAAGTTGCAGGCGGTGAGCGTTCCGCGGGTGAGGTCTATACCGCTGATGGAGATACGGGGATTGTGACCTTCGGGAAGCGCGCTCCTGTAGATGTCACCTATATGTGCGTCTTCACCGAAGCCGCCGCTGACCCATTCTCAAAGTTCGTTACATATCATCAAGCCGCGGACGGTACTCAGATCAGGCTACGCTGGAGTCCGCAGGGTGGAGCAGGGACGGGGAAGATCGCCTTCACCGGAACCGGAAAGATCACCGCTGCGCCGTGGCTGGGTGGGGATGCTGCTTCTCCTGATCCTCTGACCTTCTCATTCACGATGAGGACCGCCGAGCTTCTGAAAGGCGTGACTGCATGAAGCTGGAGCATAAGTCCTTGGGTGTCTCTGCTGAACTTCAGGATGAGCTTCTTCAGAAGCATGTTGAGGCCTACTTCGTCGCTCTGCGCGATCTGGGGGGGGAGAAGTATTTTGACCAATCCACCCCTCAGAGATTGGGGAACTATGTGCGGGCCGCTTGTCAGGCAGGCATCTTGAACACTGTCCATGCTGAGGATGTGGGTGGCATGAAGCCTGCTGCTGTAGCATGGCTGGCACAGAAACTAGATTCACATATCGCGCAGGCGCTAAAAATCCCCCCGGAATGATTCGGGCGGTGGTGCGGTACGCCGATGGTAATGGTGCGCCGCCGCCCGAACTCTCTCGCCTCTTCAAATGGCGGAACTGGGGGGTTCTCCCCCGCGCGGGCGGGACGGACGATCAACGCGCTGGTGAACTTGATCGTATGCTCGCCTGCGCCAATTCCTATGATCTCTGGAAGATGCACAAGCGCGGCGGACTCAAGAATATGACCCCCGATCAGATCAAGATGCTGAAAGAGTTGACCGACCTTGGCTGAGAGCAAGCTGCGTATCATTTTGGAGGCCAGTGATAAAGCCACTCCGACCTTGAAGAATTTCAATCAAGGTCTGGGAGAAGCCGCTAAGAAAACAGATCAGGTCATGGCCTCTTTCAAGGATTTCACTAAAGTCCTTGGAGCAGGCGCCGCAGCCATTTTCACGGTTAGCCGAGGTCTCGACGCGACGATTGGGGCCTACGTTGAATATGGTCAACAGGTAAGAGAACTCTCTACAAACCTCGGGATCTCCACCGAGGAAACCAGCCGCCTCATTCAGGTATCAGACGACTTCAAGATTTCAATTGAAGAAGTACGCACCGCAATGCAGATGGCCGCCAAGAATGGCTTTGAACCTTCGATTGAAAACTTGGCTAAGTTAGCTGATGAACTTCAGGGGATGGATAAGGCTACCGATAGAGCCGCGAGGATGTCCAAGATCTTCGGTAGAAATTGGGCTGTCCTTAATCCTCTATTGGCTGAGGGCGGGGATGCACTTCGAGAGAATGCGGCGGCTATTCAGGAGAATCTTATCCTGACTGAGGAATCTGTAGCCAAGACCCGAGAATGGGAACTTGCTTTAGATGAGTGGGAAGACCGCGTAGAGGCGGCTAAGATCGGTGTTGGTTCTTTCCTGGTCGAAGGACTCTTGCCTTGGTTCCGTATTGCGGAAGCGATGCCCGCACTTATGGACGAGATGGGGGATCGACTAGAGGGTACTGTTCCTTCAAATAGTCAGATTGGACGCTGGCTTGGAATGGGACAGGCAGCAGAAACAGCAGCAGACGATATTACGGGTTCGCTTGAGGGCATTGCGGAAGTTGCCGAAGAAACCATCGGGATGCTGCCCGAGCAAATTGAAGAGGCCCTTAAGCATCTTGGATTGCTAATCAAAACGGATCTTACTGAGGACTTCTTCGATACTCGGGAAACAGTAGAAGACTTGCATCAGGAAATGAGAGACCTAAGCAAAGAGAGGATTGAAGCCGGAATCGATCTGGAAGTCAAACGACTGGAAGACTTGGAAGCGGCTAAAGATCATATGAAAGAACTCAAGGATGATCTTTTCCTTGCACGATTAAGGATGTCCGACTTCACAGATGCAACAAGTGACGCAACCAAAGCAGCCGCACGAATGGAGATCGCTGAACTAACGAATGAGATCAAAGAACAGGGGGAAGTAATCCAAGAATTGGGTAGTATCAGCGCGGAAGAACTTGCGACTTTGGATGCCGAATACAACGAGCGTATGTCCTCAGTTCAGGCAAAGATTGAAGATGTAACAGCGGCCTGGGATGAGCAAACTAAGAGGATGATTTTCGATTTGGCACAGCAAAGATTGATGCAGGGAGGATTGACAGAGGAGGAATTGACAGCACTTAGTAAGCTTGCCGGTCCAGAAGGATTAGGACTTATTGATGAATCTGCTCAAAGGCTTATTGACGCTATCGGTTCTTCTGCAAACAAGATGGAAGAAGCTGGAGATCAATCGGGATTGTTTGTCGATGATCTCTTGAAACTCCAAACGCAAATAGGCAATGTCGAAATTGCAGCTATCAATATGAATAGAGAACTTGGGAAAGTTCCTTCCTCATTGGAAGATATGATGTTGCTTTCAACTACTAAAGACGGAATTCAAAAGTTCCAACATGGCGGTTCCTTCATTGTGGGAGGACAAGGAGGGGCGGATAGTCAAACTGTTTCTTTCCGGGCTAGTCCTGGAGAGCGGGTTACGGTAAGTCCTCAGACAACCAATAACATGAATCTGACCATTCAATCAATGGCTGACTCAGAGGATTTGGTAGGACAGTTCGCTATGATGAAGGCTATCGTCAGCGGGGCGCATTGATGTTTAAGATCATCGTTCCTGAAGCGACTACGAATCTCGGAGTGAATCCCTCTCTGGAAAGCAATACCACCCGATGGTCGGCGGTTGGTTCAGGGGCTTCGATTGTCAGAGATAACACGCAGGCGAGATTTGGACGTTACTCATTGAAGATCACTACAGGGACTTCAGCTTTGGGAGGCGCTTACTACTACACCGCGGGGGCAGGGATTTCAATTAGTGCTTCTACCTCCTATACAGTCAGCATGTATATCTACAATCCCTCCGATGATGCGCGGTTAGCGATTTGGAACAACAGCTCTGTAGAGCTTGGCAATCTTCAAATCCTCTCATCCTCTCAGTGGAAGCGGGTCGAAAAGACTATTACTACTGGGACCTCTTCCAGCATCCACATCCGTGTCACCAATGATAACAGTGGAGTATCTCAGGTGCTGTATGTCGATGGGATTCTGCCCGAAAAGAAAACGGCAGCCGGGACGTACTGCGACGGGGATCAGGAGGGGTGTTCCTGGGACGGAGTGGAACATGGAAGCACTTCTCAGAGAGAGGCTTTTGGACCTGGGGGAGCGATAAAGACTTTCACGAACATCCATGCTTCTTTGACGGATTTGGATTTCACCGGAATGGGAATGCCTCCAGTCATCATCAACCAACAGCCCTTTGCAAAACTTCCGGGGTCTGTGTATGAAGATACTCAAGTAAGGGGACGGGTTTCTAACTTGATGGCGTTGGCTCAGGGAAGTTCCAACCTAAACAATATGCACGAAATCCGGCAGGCTCTTCTGGATGCGGTGAAACTGGATCGAGTTTCCCAACCAAACACTTTCCGACTTCAATACACCTCAATCACAAATACAGTCTATGCGGATTTTCTCTATGAGGGTGGACTGGAAGGCGGAGACAGAATAGGATTTTCCGAGACGCTTGGATTGAGACTCTTCGCACCCGATCCTTATTGGTATGAAGATAGACAACAAGTAGCGGTGATTGATTATGTCAGTAACCCGAATTGGAATCGCTTCATTCGCAGAAAAGACGGCGAATGGGCATTCCCTACGGGGACGGGAGCTAATGATTATGTGCGTGCGATTGACATTTCGCCCAGTGGGATTGTTTATTTGGGGGGAGCTTTCACCGACTTCGCAGGTGTGAGCAATACGAAACGAGTAGCATCTCTGGTCAACGATAGTATCACTGCTCTAGGGGCAGGCATTGATAACGGAGAGGTGCGTGCAATTGCAGTAGGTCCTGACGAGACCGCATATATCGTAGGGACATTCACCGCGGTAGATAATGGGACTTCTGCGAATAGGGCCGTCTCCT